CCGAACGGAACGATTGTCGAGACGCAGGACCAGGGCGGGGCGGTTGAGCGGCAGGTCGTTGCTCCCGGACCATACGCCTATACGCCGCTCTCGGGCTCTCAGTACGGGCTTACGATCGACACGGCCAAGACCCTGACGGTTCCATCTGGCGCCACCTACGCGGCCCTGGACCTTGAGGGGGCGGCTGCCAGATTCACGATGGACGGTTTGACGACGCCCACAACGAGCTCCGGGCGCAATCTGGCTTCTGGCTCGGCTGTGGGGCTAATTGGTCCTACCGCTCTGGCGAATTTCAAGATCATTGGCGTGGTGTCGGGCGGGAAGATCAACGTCGAATATTTCAAGTGACGTTACTCTTTCTCTTTGCCGGCAACCCGAGTGTTCAAAAGACATCAGAGATAAACCTGCCCATCAACTGTGTTCTGATGGGTGAGCAGCTTTACGAGCGGAACGTGAAGACGCTCGAGCTGCGTGGTGGAAAGCTTAGAACAAGGACAATCGTAGGGCAGGGATCGGGCGGGCGATTGTCCGGCGATGCCCCTTCCTTCGTGACGCGAAATTCAAAGGGATACGACTAAATGAGCTTTGACTGGACGAAGATCCTCAATGACGGTTCTACATCGCACTACTCGATCTCGGCTGAGACGGGTTCTGTTGCGGCCGGCGCGGCGACCAAGCTGATCTGGTATTGTCAATGGACAAGTGCGACCAAGGTTGCGCTCATCCGCAAGGTCGAGCTTGAAGGCGTGATTGCCACCACTGCGTTTGCGGTAGGTCAGGTGCTTTACCAGCTCAATATTGCGAGAGCATTCACGGCCGAGAATGGCACGCCCGGAGGTACGGCGTTGACCATTACCGGCGCGAACCAGCGTTTGGCTAGTCCCTACGCCACGACTGGCTTTGGCGTCATCCGTATCGCGTCTACGGCGGCGCTTGGTGCGCCCACCTGGACGCTGGACTCAAATCCCATCTCGACGATCAACAGCCACTCGTCTGCCGGCGTGAATGCAGCCACCCCGATCATTGGAAACCAGTACATTGCGGACGGGCAACTATTTAACGCCGATATCATCGGCGGGGAATCCCCGATCGTGCTGCATCAAAACGAGGGTCTTGCCCTGCAGGTGACGGTACCAGCTACCGGCGTCTGGATTGCCGGCGTAAACATGAAATGGGCTGAGACCGACCGCCTCTCGGCCTGATGTCAATTCTGTTCTCTACGCCCTGTTACGGCGGCATGTGTACGACTGCTTATATGCAGTCTCTCATGCTTCTTCAAAAAGACCTTCTTGAAGTCGGATTGAAGCACGATTTCAACTTCGGACGAAACGAGAGCCTGATACACCGCGCTCGTAACGAGATGGCAGGCTGGTTTTTGAAGACCGACTTTGAGCGTCATATGTGGATCGACGCTGATATTGAGTTCGAGCCGGAAGACGTTGCCAAGCTCTGGAACATGGATGCTGATATTTGCGTGGCAGCCTATTCCATGAAGCTTCCTTCAAAGCCCCTCTCGGCCTGGAAGGACGGCAAGCTGGTCAAGATCGAGGATTGCCCATCTGAGCCGTTCGAGGTCGATTACGCCGGGACCGGGTTCATGATGATCAAGAGGAGAGTTTACGAAATTCTCTCTGATGTCGTCGATCATTATCAGGGACCGGACGGTCGCGTCTCTGCCTTCTATATGTGCCCCGTTCACAACGGCGGGCTTGAATCGGAGGACTATCACTTTTGCCGGATCGCAAGGGAAGCAGGATTCAAGGTGATGATGGATCCAAGCATCAGGCTTGGACATATTGGGCAATTCCGTTTTGGGAATTAGGGAATACGTCGTTCAATCAGGGTATAGCGAACGGCAGCTTCCCTCAATTGCTAATTCTTATTCCGGCAAGCTGATCATCTGTGGTGATGCGTTCGGGGTCTACAACGACCTCGAGCTGTTTGGATGCCGGGACGACTCGGGGCAGGGGAAAGTCAGTAAACCCGGCTGGGACTTCATGACCGTCAACAAGATGGTGGAAGTTCTACCGGCTCACATTGAGCATTGCTATTCAAATAGCGCGTCTTGCTTGAACCGCTTTTGCTCTGCAAGGCGGGATGAGTACGCGCTTGAGTTTGGTGGGCCTAAACATCGTCACTCTATGCAAGGTCCGTGCGAGAATATATGGCCGCTGGGTGGACATGGAACGTCATCGCTCGGCGCCGCGCTGGTTGCTGTCGGTCTTGGATATAGCCGTATCGTGCTTTGCGGCGTTCCTCTTGATGATGGTCCTCATAACGGTGAGCCTTACTGGCGGAAAACGGCGTTTGCTTCGTCTGAAGCAGCGGGCGCTGTCGGCTCTGACCGAAACTCGCATTGGGAAATGGCGAAGAAAGTAGCCTTCGACGGCAAGGTCAGAAGCATGTCGGGAAGAACCCGAACATGGCTTGGCGATGCAATGGAGTGGAAGTGATCCACCCCAAAGCCCACGTCACAGACTCGACGATCGGCGAGGGAACGAAGGTCTGGCAGTTCGCATCCGTCATTCGCGGATCTGTTCTTGGGAGGGATTGCGTTGTTGCTTCAGGCGCCTTGATTGACGGCGCGGTCTTTGGTGATCGCTGCATCGTTGCCCAGAATTGCGCGATAGGTCCCGGATTCAAGTTTGGCAATGACGTGTTTGTCGGTCCTAACGTCGTCTTTGTGAATGACGGATTCCCGTCCACTGACAAGGACGGATTTGACTATGATGCACTGAGGTCTGGACGTTGGGTTATTCTGGTGGACGATGGCGCTATCATCGGGGCGAACGCAACGATCATGCCGGGAATTCACCTGTACAAGAACTCGGTAGTAGCTGCGGGGGCGGTTTGCAAAAAGGATGTGCCAGAAAACTGCATGATGCTCCGATCGGGGGAGATCATCAGAAAGCCGGAGGACTGGAAAAACCGAAGGATGCGATGGGCGAAATAACCATCGCCACGCTTCTCTGGGACAAGAACAAACACTCCGCCCATTTCTCGAAGATGTACGACGAGAGCTGGGTTGAAAAGCTATACAACGGGTTCGCAAGAAACCTGACGATACCGTGGCGATTCGTTCTCTTCACGGATCGTCAGAGAAAACTACGCAAGGAGATCAAGCAGGAACGCATTAAAATGGCTGTTCCTGATTACTCGGCCTGCATCGAGCCATTCCGCTACGGTTGCCCGATGATCCTTTGCGGTCTTGATACCATCGTTGTTGGAAGCGTCGATCATATGGCTAGCTATTGTCTCACCCATGATCGTCTGGCTCTCCCTCGCGATCCTAACAACCTGGAACAGGCGTGTAATGGTGTATGCCTGATTCCTGCAAATCATCAGCACATCTATCGCAATCAGCCCAAGGGTGAAAACGATATGGTGTGGCTGAGGAAGCAGGAACACGATTATATCGATGACCTATTTCCGGGTCAGGTTCGCTCGTTCAAGTGTCACGTCAGGACGTTCGGTCTTGGCAATGCCAGACTGGTTTATTTCCACGGCAACGACAAGCCGCATGAATTGCCCGAAGTTGACTGGATCGACAAGCATTGGCGGTGAGTGAGCTTACCGGGCTCGTTGCCCAGTTTCTCAATGCGGTCCAGAATAACAGGATTGCGACCTATCGTCCCTATCCGTGGCAGGTCGAGTTTCACGAAGAGGGAAAAGATAATCCCGAGCGTATGCTCATGGCCGCGAACCGGGTGGGTAAGACCATCTCGGCGGCCTGCGAGGTCTCCTATCATCTGACGGGTGACTATCCCGACTGGTGGAAGGGAAAGAAGTTCGAAAAGCCCGTTCTGGTCTGGACAGGCTCACCGACGAATGAAACGTCAAAGGACATAGTTCAGTCCGAGTTGATAGGCGATCTCGGAGAAAGCCTCGGAACGGGCTGGATACCTAGGGGAAAGATCGTCGGGAAGCCCACGACACGTCAGGCTGGCGTCAAGAACGTCGTTGACAGTTTCAAGGTACGTCACAAGTCCGGTGGACTGTCTACCTGCGTTCTCAAGACCTATGAGCAGGGCTGGCAGAAATGGCAGGGCACGGCCCCGCATGTGGTGTGGTTGGATGAAGAACCGGACGACTACAAGATTTTCTCTGAGGCGCAGACTCGTATTCTAACCAGCAAGGGTATCGTCCTTGTGACGTTCACCCCCTTGTCCGGCGTGACTGAGTTGGTTGACCACTTCATGAAGGGTGGAGACGGCATCTATCTCAAGGGAGCGACCTGGGATGATGCTCCTCATCTTTCTAAGGACGACAAGACTCGCCTGGCTTCATCCTACCGTGATCATGAGCGGGATGCGCGGACCAGAGGCGTTCCGATGATGGGTGAGGGCGCCGTCTTCCCCGTCTCGGATGACAAGATCAAGATTGATCCGATCCAGATTCCGTTTCACTGGAGCAGGATCAAGGGATGTGACTTCGGCATCGATCATCCTGCGGCCGGAGTAGAAATCGCCTGGGATCGCGATCAGGACGTAATTTACGTCATCGATTGTTACCGGAAGAAGGATGAAACCGCGGCTTATCACGCGGCGTGGTTCAACAAGGCCAACAAGGTTATCCCGGTTGCGTGGCCGCATGACGGCATGAACCGGGAGAAGCAGGGCGGCAAGACACTGGCCCAGCACTATAGGGATCACGGCGTCAACATGCTGAGCAAATCAGCTCGCTACCCAAGGGCGCCGGGCGAGGAAAAAGACAAGGGCGGACCTCAACCCGTCGAGCCAATTGTTGATGAGGTTCTCGAGCGGATGCAGACGGGACGCTTCAAAGTGTTCTCGACATGCCCGGACTGGTTTGAGGAAAAACGGTCTTACCATCGCAAGGACGGGAAGATCGTTGATCGAAGGGACGACATTTTGAAGGCGACGTTTTACGCGGTGATGATGAAACGATACGGGATTTCAGCAAGCGTCATGCAGCGCGTTCAACCTCCCTCGCGTCCGATTGCAAGCTCGCAGGTATGAACAAGGACAAGGTTGAGGCCATCTTCCGGAATGCCGGATTGAAGCCTGAAGATCGCATTCCTGTGAAGGATTATAACGTATTTCTTGCTGACGGTTTCAGCCTTCCTCCGCACTTTAAAGTGGCTCGCTTTGGCATTTCGCCAGAGGATTATCCTCGTGGCTGTTACGTGACGTTCTGGTGGGCAGGAAAGGACGAGGGGCTTCACGCTGGCAGGCCGCTATTTTTTGAGGCGCTTCACGAGCGTGAATACGATCTTGAAACCAAGAAAAAGGCGAGGCTTACGGCTGCTTTGAGGGACGCTGAAGTTCACATCGAGGCGTGGAACAGGACCGCCTTGAATGGCTGAAATCAAGGAAGTTGACCGCAGGGAAGGCAAGGTCAAGAAGCACCGCAGGTTTGACGATCGCGACTGGAAGTATCTTGCCGACTTTGTTGTTGACGAGTGGACCAAACGAAAGAATGACGAAAAGCGTAAGGAAAGAGAGCGTCACTGGCAGGAGATAGACCGGCAAATCGAGATGAGGCCGGATGTTTCCTATAAGAAGATGCCGAACGGGCAGGTTGACACCAAGAAAGCCTGGATGGCGGAAATGGAGCTTCCGCTACAGGCTCAGGCTCTTGAGGTTCTGACCGCCGATGCTCGTCGCTTGATGTTCCCGGATTCCGGATCGTGGTTTCGCGCTCATGCCAAGATGACGGATGATTACCTTGAAAAGGTGAACTTCCAGTCGCTTGTTCTGGGCGATGAAAACTCGGTACCGAGCGAGCTTAACCAAGATAATATCGACAAGCTTGCGGAAGGTTTCCTCCTTCATCTTTTCCGGCAATACGACTTCAAGTCTCGCATGGACAAGATCAACGCCGAGTCGTTCAAATACGGAATGGGCGTCGGTCGGGGGCGGATGGAGACCAAGAACGTCTTCATCAACGAATCGATGGGGGTCAAGAAGGAAACGCAGAGGATTCCCGTTCTCGTTCCCTGCTCGATCAAGCATCTTTACCTGGACGACCCGAAACCGTCCATGCACACCTCTCAGGTGCTTGGACCAGCGCATATCGCACATGAATATATCCGGTATGAGAATCTCGCGTTAGCCGCTTCCAAGGGATCGAACGATCCGGAGGATGAAGATGGCGGCTGGATGCCGGATAAACTGAGCAAGGTCATTCCCGACAAGGGATACGTTCAGGTTCTCGAGATGGAGGGGGACATCATCGTTCCCCGCAAGACGGTTCGCAGCATCGTCATTCCCGGCGCGATCCTGACTGTTGCCTTGGGTGGGAAAGAACCCGGCGGAGCCGCGAGTCGCGCGGTAGTCCGGTTTAGATTCCGCAAGGAGCCGTTCAATTCCTATTTGCTGTTCCCTTACCATTGGGAGGGGGCGGACGACAATTATCCGACTTCTCCTTTGATGAAGGGTCGTCCGGTTCAAATGGCGGCAACTGATGCTCTTAATCGATTGATGGACTCTTCTGCGCTGAAGAACAGTCCTCCGATTGGGTACGACAAGAACAACGTCACGTTTGGTCTTGCTGGTGGTCCGGAGATTTTCCCGGGCGCGCAGTGGGAGACGAATGACCCGGTCACGATTTACGCCCAGATCGGCGGCGATCCTGCGGCTTTGGCCGCTGTCCTTCAACAGCAGGTCAATTTCTATGCCGAGCTAACCGGCGTTCTTCCGGCAAGGCTTGGCGCCCAGAGCGTCAGTCATACCACCGCGTATTCAAAACAGGCAGAGCTTCAGCGCGGCGCAACCCGAACTGTCGATTACGTCAATCAGTCTGGCTCCGGTCCGATCACGCGATGGCTGGATATGTCCTACAAGATGGGACGCGGTGAGCTGAGCGCAAAGAAAAGCGTTGAATTCTTCATTGATGCCTATGGCGGATGGGTTGATGTCAAGAAAGAGCATCTTCCCGAGGGGGTTTCTTGGGAATGGTTCGGAGCGGGAGGACCGCAGGAGAACCAGGCCAAGATGACGAACCGACTCAATGCGCTTCAGCTCGCATTGAAGATGGATCAACTGAACATGCAGACGGGTGGCAAGCCAAAGGTCAACATTGGCGCTGCGATCCAGGAAGTTCTGAGAGAAGGGGGATGGAATGACCTGGACGCAATCACCAATGCTGCTCAAGCTGCTGGCGGACCTCCGGCAGCACCCGGGATTCCCGGAGCTTCTGGCGATCCCCAGGCCGCAATTGCGGCGATTCAAAATCTCTCAGGCGCAGGAGGCTGAAAAAGCCCGCGCAGAATGGATTTACCTTTCCGGAAAGTGCGATCACCACGACTGGTGGCTATCGCTACTGACTGGGGAGGAAACTAGACCTTCGCAACAGCAGGAGAATGTATGAGCGAAGCCAATACGCAAACCGTGGTTGATGATACCCAAGCTTCGGCAACGCCGGGGGCGACGGTTGAAGGCGCACGGAATAACGGACCCGATCTTGATGCTCTGTTGGCTGAATTCCAGACGCAGACGACCAAGACCGAGACCGCTCCACAAACCCCACCCGCTAATCAGCAGACGACGATCGATCCCAACCGCTTTGTGGCCTTGGAAAATCGATTCTTCCAGCAAGACCTTGATAAGGCGCTAGCGAATATCCGTGGCGATCTGAAAGTACCCGACCGAATTGCGCGGGGTTGGATCGACCAGATGGCGCGCGAAAATCCGACGATTTCCGCCGCATTCGCAAACCGCGACAGCAATCAGACTGCATGGCAGAAGATTGAAAGAGGACTTGCCAAGGAGTTCGCCAAGGAGATGGCACACTTTACCGCCATTGACCCCAATGCGACCGAGGATCGCGCCGTTGTTGCCGCTGCCGTGCGGGGAGCATCAACCAATAGGGTTCCCGAAACGCCACCGCCCAACTACGCCGTGATGAGAAGCGGCGACTTCAGGAAAGACGTACTCGAAAAGTACGGTTTCGATCCTGGCGTGTGAGCTATTGGCGACCCGCCAATAGGAGAGACGTGTCATGGCACTGAGCGCCACAGATACGAGTAATCTTAATCTTCCAGTAAATGCGGTATTCCAACAGACCTTCCTGCGTCGTGCGCAGCAGACCTGTCCGTATTTCACTGGTACCCAGCCCGGCACGCTCACCAAGGCGTCCGGTACTTCTACCGTGAAATGGCGTCGTATCGAGCAGCTTGCTCCCTCGACCTCTGCTCTGAGTGAAATCACCACTGCGTCTTATATGATGAGCCGCAGCTCGGTCACTCCGACGTTTACCGATGTTCTGGCCACCGTCTCCAAGTACGGCCAGTTCTACATCGTGAACGAGGAAATCGACCTCTACAGCCCGAACGGCACGACCAACGAACTGATTGGGACGTTGGGTGAGTCTGCCGGCCGGTCGCTGAATGAGTTGATGCGCAACATTGCCGAGGGTTCGACCACGCAGCGCTATGCTTCGAACGTCGCCTCTCTCGGCGCGGTTCATTCCAAGATCACGGCGGGCGACCTTAACCGTGTGATCAATGAGTTGTCCAACAACTCCGCGCGCACGTTTACGGGTATGACCAACGGCTCCACCAACATCGGCACCGTTCCGATCCTGCCTTCGTTCTGGGGCTTCTGCCATCCGGACGTGGCTTACGATCTCGTCAACATGACGGGATTCACCAGCGTTGAAAAGTACAATCAACAGGTGAATACCGCCCCCGGCGAGTTCGGCTTCTACGGTGGTGCAGGTCGTGGCGTTCGCTTCATCCAGTCGGAAGATGCGAGCAAGACGGCCAACGCGGGTGCGGCGCTTTCGGGTGCTGACCTCAACTCCACTGGCGGCAGCAAGGCCGATACCTACGTCGCGGTCATCCTCGGTCAGGATGCTCTCGGCTCGGTGGGTCTGGGTATGCGTCACACGGACGGAACTTACTATGCCGGCGACAACACGGGCGGTTGGGAATTGATCAACCATCCCCGCGGTTCTGGCGGTTCGTCCGATCCGTTCAACGAAATCGCCACGCTGGCTTACAAGTGCTTCTTTGCCGGCGCGGTTCTCAACTCGAACTGGGCTCGCGGCATCAACGTGGCGGCGACGAACC